TCTGGCACCGCCACGGTCTACATGACCAACGAGGACGCCGCGCTATCCAACCGGATGATCGAGGACGTGCTCCAGCGCCAGCAAACCGGCGCCGCCTTCAAGCTGTACACCGATCAGGTGTTTAGTGGTGGCACCCTGAGCGAATCGCTTAGCCGTTCGATCGCCTTCGATGCAGTGCTGACCTCGGCCAGCCTGAACATCAACCCGGACGACGCCCAATCGGTGACCGTCAACTTCCGCCCCTCGGCGACCCCCACCTTCGACTTCGCCAAGTCCTGATAACCTTCGGGTTGTCCCCCACCCGCCCCACCACACGGTGGGGCTTTTTCATGGTTACTGCGTTACACTAGAACGTAAATCAACAAGGTTTTATGCCTGCTTCAACTCCCATTCGGGCCATCGACCGCCTCCGCAAGGCCGCCAACCTGGAACCCACCAAAAAGAACGTGGAGCTATCCGATGGCAGCACGTTTGAGATGTGGGTCAGTCCACTAACGATGGCCGAGCGTGAACGCGCCCAAAAGCAGGCCAAGTCGGACGATGCTAACGCCTTCGCTCTCCAGCTGCTGATTACCAAGGCACTGGACGAAAACGGCACTAAGCTGTTCGCCCCTGGCGAGATCGACGTCCTGAAGAACGAAGTCAAGGACAAGGACCTCCAGACGCTGATGCTGGCGATCCTCACCGACGATTCCGAGCCTATGGACCCAAAGCCCTAGCCGCCGACCTCCGAAAGGACAACTGGCTTCTGCTCCAGTTCGGCATCGCCAAAGAACTCGGCCTTACCCTCCAACAAGTCCGCACCACGATGACCGCCGAGGAGGCCCTCGGCTGGAGCGCCTACTTCCAGATCCTCAACGAGGACCAACAAAAGGAAATCGACAAAGCCAAACGCCGCCGCTAACCCCGGCGGCTTTACACTGTGTAGACTGAAGTACGCCTAGGTCTGGTTTTGTGGCTAAATACAGTGCCGATATTGAGATCGCTGTACGCGGTGGCCAACAAATAAATAATACTATTCGTGATCTAAACAGACTAAATAACTCAATTAATCTTGTAACAAAACGGGCAAAACTTTTAGAAGGTCGCGGTTTTAACGTTGCCAGCATCGAAAACTATAGTCGTGCTGTCGCTAAAGCCGAGCGAGCTGTAAACAAGGCCGCCGCCGGCACAGACCTAGAACGTCGCGCAATTACCCAGCTCGTTACAGCGATGGAGCTGGAAAACAAAGCCCGCTCTAGGCGCAATTTTCTAATCGCGCAAGAAGTCGCAAGTCGCCGGCAAGTTATTGCCACCGCAAATGCAGGCGTCGGTGTCCAAGGTCCGGCATTGCCTCGCTACATGATGACCGGCCCCAGCTCTCCTATTGGAGGCGGTCTGCGTGGTCGTGGTGGTGGTGGCGGCGCTGCTGGCGGTATTAGATCTCGTCTAGGCGGTGCTGTTAGTGGCGGCATCATCGGCCTTGCCTTTCCGCTGCTGTTCGGCCAAGGCGCTGGAGCAGCAGCCGGCGGCGCCATCGGCGGCTTGCTCGGCGGTCTAGCTGGCCCCGGAGGCAGCTTTGCCGGTTCTCTTCTGGGCACCCTCCTCGGCGGCATCGCTTCCAAGGGTCAAGGTATAAAGGATCTTGCCGAGGACATGGGGCTTGCTGCCGAACAAACAAAAGAACTTTCCGCCGCTTTTCAACTTGCTGGTGCGGATGCAGACAAGTTCGGCGCAGCAGTTCAAACTATTCGCGGCATAGGTTTTGCTGAAGGAACTGAAATAGAAGCTATTAAATTAGTCAGTAGACTAACCGAAGAATATGGCGGCAAAATAGATAAAGTAGCCGCCGCATACGGTAATTTTGTAGCTAAGGGCAAAGTAGGCGTAGCCGATATAAACAAATTTACGGCCCAAGGTGTTCCAATTCTTGATGAACTAGAAAAACGCTACGGAAAAAACCGAGATCAAATTCTCGGCATGGCCAAGGACGGAAAAATCACAGCACAAGATCTATCCGATGCTTTACGCGATATTGCCAATAGATCCGATCAAGTAACTAAAAAAACTACTTCTAGTTGGGAGCAAACATGGATAAATATCCAGACAGGTGCAAGTACGTCTGCCCGTGCGTTTGCTATTATTTTTGGTCGCCTTGTAGGTGTTGCATCTAGTATAACCGGCAATATCGCACAATTCTTTAGCAAACTCTACGTAGATATAGTGAATGGTGCGGTTAATGCAGCCGCAAATATCGCCAATGCACTGGCTAATGCAGCAAATAATATAGCCGCTTTTTACAAAACAAATCCACTTTTAATTGCTCCCCTACGCGATGCAGCTGTTAAAGGTTTAGAAGCTTTTAAGGCCGGCGCACGTGGCACAGCAAAAGATTTACAGAATCTTGTAAAAGCTCAAAATGCAATTACAGGTGCTGTTGGTCCAATAACCGTTCCAGGGCAGGAACCGCCGCCTAGTGGTGCAGATCGCAGCAGCGCAGCAGATGAAGCAGAAAAGGCACGGCGGGCGGCAGAGGAACTAGCCAATCTGCAAGGACAAGTAACACTCAAAGAAAAGCTATTCACTATTGATAAGCAAATTGCGATTGAAAAACAACGCGGCAATCTTGTTACTGCAGCAGCATTGGAGATGGACAAGGCGTTAGAAGAACGTGCAAACAAAATCGCTGAAATCACTCGTAGTACAGCAGATCAAGCAACCAAGAACGCTCAAATTAAAGACGCAACTCTTGATGCAGATCAAAAACTATTTGCTGTGCAACAAGCTATCAAAGAGCAGGAAGCGGAGCGCACTAAATCTTACGAGCAAATTATTGCCGATCTTGAATTAGAACTAAAACTAAAAACAGCTACCACCGAGCAAGAACGCGAGCGGTTGCGGCTTGAGGCTGAACGCGCCAAGCTGGAAGGATTTACGGATGAGCAGATTGGCATTATTACAGGACTGCAAGCTCAAGTAGCAGCACCACTCACTGACGCACAAAAAATTGAGCAGCACATCGGCAAACTTAAGGATGAAGTGGCGGAACTCACCAACATAGGCAACATCGCCATCACCGTTGCGGATGGCATTGGCACGGCATTTGGTCAAGCATTCCAGGGCTTGATCTCTGGCAGCATGACCGCCAAAGAAGCGTTGGGTAGCTTCTTCAAATCTGTCGGCGACATGTTTGTCGAAATGGCGGCAGAAATTATCGCAAAGCAGATGACGATGATAATCCTGCAAACTATCCTTAAGGCGCTTGGTGGGGGTAGCTTTAGTCCACTTAGCAATGCTCAGGCGACAAGTTTCAATTTTGATCCAGGGGCAATGACTGGCAGCCTTACTCCAGGTGGTTTATTTGCCAAGGGAGGCACCTTCTCTCAGAACGGCATTGTCCCTTACGCCAGCGGCGGCATCGTCAGCTCGCCCACGCTGTTCAAGTTTGCCGATGGTGGTACCACCCGCATCGGCCTGATGGGCGAAGCTGGCCCCGAGGCGATCATGCCACTTAAGCGTGGCAGCGATGGCAGCCTTGGGGTACAAGCCACTGGCTTGCGCGAGGCAATGGGCCGCCCGCCTGGTGGCGCCAATAGCTCCCCCGTGCTTAACATGAGCTTCCAGTCCACCACCATCAATGGCGTCGAGTACGTCAGCCGCGATCAACTAGAAGCGGCGATGGCTGCAACACGCCGCCAAGCTGCTAAGGAAGGCGCCAATCGTGGCATGAATATGGCGCTAGACAAGATCCAAAACAGCCCTAGCACCCGCTCTCGCGTTGGTATCCGCTGATGTCCGCCACCTTCCCATCATCTATCACACCATCCAAACGTGACTTCACGCTGGGACAATATCCCACCAAGGTTTACCGGTCGCTGTCGGGCAGTACCGTAAAGCGCAGCTACGGCAACAAGCCGCACTCATATCAGCTCAGTTTGCAATACGAGAACATTGGCGACGATAAGGTGCTGGAGTTCATCAACCATTACAACACCACAGGCGGTGGCTTCTCGCGTTTTGCGTTGCCGCCACAGATATTCAGGGGCATGTCTGCTGCGCTGCGTGGTACTGTGCAATCACCGCCCAACATCAAATGGGAATACAGTTCACCGCCTAAGGTGCAGTCTGTCTACAACGGCATCAGCACTGTCTCCATAGATCTAATCGGAGAGATCAATGTCTGAAATACGCATCTGTAACTTCTTCGACCTAGAGACAACAACCGGCAAGCACCATCACTATCAAAACTACTTTATTGCTGAACCTAAGAATTTCCTAGGGCAAAAATACGACTTTGTGCCATTCCAAGCTGACGGCGCATTGGCAAATCTAAACGGCGACAACCAGCAATTGCGCGTATTATTCCCGGCGCAGGAGCTTGTCATCCGCTTGGTAGAAGAAGGCGACGGCAACCGGTTTAGTGTGCTGCGCTTAGTAACGGCCTATGTCAACGAAGCTGGCGACATCCAAAACACACCAGCACCTCTGACGGACTTCTTTGTCGGCACTGGCGCCACCTTCAGTGATACCACTGTCGAGCTGCGGTTCCGTTCAGCCATGGACAGCGTTGGCGCAACATTCCCAGCTCGCACACTAACTGTCGATAACGTAGGCATCTTGCCGTTGAACGCCGACTTGTCTTTGCGATGAACGAGCTAATCGGATTGCAATACGGTTGGGGTCACAAGCCAGGCGACGGCTCTGGCATGACCGACTGCTTTCAGCTTGCCTGCGCTGCACGCCGCTATCTAGGGTTGCGCGACCACTCCGACATGTACGCCTGGGTTTACGAGCAATACAATGAAACCACCTTCACCGTGCAGCGGCTGGCGCGGTTTCTGTTAACAAGCGGCACCCGCACCGACGATCCCAAGCCAGGCGATATGCTGCTGATGCCAGGCGGTCAACGCGCTCTTGGCACAGTTACAGGGCATGGAACGCTTTACATTGGAGGCGGGCAACAAGTTGTCCATTTGCCTGCGTTGACCTTACAGGCTCACTATTTCAGGATGGATAAAGAATGACCCGCAAGCTGCTCCCCTACGAACACGATCTGGTCAAGGCGCTTGGTGTCACCGAGAAGGAGTACCTTGACTTTATAGAGGTTCAGTTCAACTACGAGCTGAGCGCAGCGGAGCGCATAGCAAAGCCGCAATGCGATGTAACAGCCGCTTTTATAGCAGTTGCAGCCGGCTCCGCTACTTTCGGGGAAGTGCTAACTGTGGCTGCGGTGCTTATTGCACCGGGCATTTTATTCCAAGTGGCGTCAGTTCTGCTGATGCCAAAGCCCTCCGCACCCAGCGTCGGCAACAACAATGCGCGTGAGCAACGCTTTAGCCCCCGCTTTGGTTTTAACAGCGTACAAGAGCTGGGGCAATATGGCGATCCAATTAACCTCGTCTACTGCAACACCAGTCACAACCCTATCGGCGGTGTCCGCGTAAACACCTCACTGGTCTGGTCATCCGTGGAGAGCTACGGCTCCACGCAGTTCATGCAGCTCTTGCTGGTGCTAGGAGCAGCTCAGATAAAAGCTCTTGACTTTGACCGCACAGCATTTGGTCAGCTCCCCCTGGGGCAATTCAGCGACTCAAATACTTGGCTCTATTACGAAGACAGTGGCCGGGTCCATTTTAAGGACAAGAAACTAGGAAACAACCAAGATCCAACCCGCGATGGAGCACCAGATTCAGAAGACGTATGCCGCGTCATGTTTGCCAAGAACAGGCGCGATGGGTACAGCCAAGCGTTCAGTCCCAGCAGCCTTACTTCTTTTGGCGTTTATGATCCTATTCCACTAAACATTGAAATCCAAGAACGACGCCCCTCGGGAAGCCCGCAATGGGGACCCCTAGGAGTAGTCATTAAAGGCAACGTTGGCTACGGCACAGGCAATAATAAAACATATCAAATCGGTGAAACGATTGGCATCAGGTTCCTTAAAGCTGAATCACGCCAAAGTGAAATTGTACAAGAAGCTGCTAAAGATATGCGGTATCAATTTGTAGAGTCTCTTGACAGGGCATCCACCTATATGTTAGGTACAGCCAAGTTTAGATTAAGAGCAGTAAATGGTGGCGACGAAGTTAATCTTGACAAAGGGGATGTAACTGCACAGTTTGTATGTACGCAAGAAGGTCGGCCTCCTGTTACTGACTACAAAAGAACTAAAAGCAAAATATGGACTGAAGAAGATCGTAAAAAACTGGAAGAGGCTGTAGACAGATTAGACGACCCACTTACAGACGCAGAAGGTACTGCCATTGATAGACTAAAAGAAACTGCCAAGGGCAAAAGTATTTTTAATCTTATAAAGAGTACTGTTTTTGTAGATGATTATAGTTTTACTGCACCCGTAGGCACTACAACACCTATACCATTTAAGCCGGGCGACTTCACAGGGCAAATAGACCAATTAAACGGCGGCGAATTTGAAGTGCTATTGCGAGATTTTGGATTTAAGAATTACAGGTTTAGGGGTACAATAGAAGTTAAATGGAGGACAGAACTGTGGGAAAAAAAGGACTCAAAAGAAAATCAAAAGAAACAAGAAAAAACGTTAACAATACCCAAAGGCGGATCTATTGATGTTACCCGAAAAATTTTAGATTCTTTCTTGGCGAACAAGCCTAAGCTAGACGTTAAAGCATTACGCGAAGAGATTGAAAGCGACAGGGAAAAACTGCAACGATTTATTGATAAGTTGGCATCAGGCGGTTTTGACCTGAAAGATATTAGAAGGGCTGCAAAAAAATTTGCCGAACATATTTCAGACGCAATAGATAAATTACAGGCGGAGCGCAAAGATTTAATAAACAGCATTGAACTAGATGCAAAAAAAGTAAGCGTCCAGAAAACCGGATCCGGGAATGTAAATGTACTCGCCTCTACCACCTCATTAAAGAACCCAACCAAAGCGATAGATAAACTAGACAGACAAATACGCAAATTGATGGACGAGAGAGATGATTTAATGAGCGATAAGATATCAGAAGTTGTAAATCGGTTAATTAATAAATGTGTAGACGAAAAAAAGCCTTTTACTTTGTTGGGCGAGTTTTTTGGCAGTGGTGGCATAAAAGCCATGAACAAGCGCTTTAACAGCCTTAAAGGCGAAACAGTTACAGATCAAGCAGGTGTAGAAGCAGTCCGTGACGTACTAAACAAATTGATTAGAGATAAAGAAGAGGCTCTTACCGCTGGAACACTGGTCCTGGCTAACTGGGAAGATTTTATAGCCAATGTAGACGATGACTTCTATACCAAGTGCCTAGTTAAGGTAGAATCAGCCGCTTACCAGACTGTTACCGCTTGTAATTATGTAAGATTTGCAATTCGCTGCAAACTTTTTAGGCGCATTTCTGGTCGCGCCAAGGACTATGGAAAAAATAAAGCTCCAGATGGTTACCGGCAAAGTGATAACGGTGTGCATGGGCGCATGGCGTTCTTTAAAGTGTCTTACAAAGAGACAGGAGCACCCACCTACCAAAACTTTCCTGTTGTATTTGCCGTGCGACGCGGAGCAGATCAAGATAATTTTATTGGGCTAGCTTTTAAGGGACCGTCTAAATTAAAATGGGAATTTAAGTTTGACCCTATTGGTGACATCAGTGCAGAAACTAAGAGCGGCGAAACGCACATTGCTTTCATCCGAAATGAAGGCAATGTGAAAATTTTTACGGACGACAGAAATGTCAAATTTGCCTGGACTGGTTCCCTTAAACCAATCCCTCCCGCCGGCATCCATGACGTACTAAAAGAACGCGGCCCCCTCTATACCAACGAATGGGACTTGTTCTCTAATCGTTCCGACACGCAGGTACAGTTTAGCTTTGATGGTGGCCCGGAGTTTCGCATCACTGCTGTTACTGAGCAGCAAGAAGAATCCATTGAAGGCAAGTACGCCAATCTCAGCATGATGGCACTTGGCGTATTTTCGGGTCGGGGCGTACAAGACCTGCGCTCCATCACCGCTTACGTTACCCAAGGCAAGAGCAGTTGGATCGTCAATGAATCCACGGGTGCCCGCACCTACAGCTATAACAGCACCAGCTACGCTCCCGACATTTTTGCGGACACCATCCTCGATACTCAGAACGGCATCCCC